TAAAGTGCCTTTTAATGCCTCAATAACTTTTTGAGTCTTAGTTACTTGATTTGCATTATTAGCTAATGCGTCAGTAGTTAAATTTATACCAACTGCAGCAATTTGACCACCAGTGCCACCAAACGCACCTTTTATAGAACCGGCTGCAAAATCCCACGCTTTAGTCCAACCCGATAAATCTCCGATTTGCTCTTCTAAATCTGCTGTTTGTAATCTTACTAATTCAGCGTATTTTTCTCCTATTATTTTTGCAGTACCTTCTATTTGCGCCTTTCTTATTAAGGCTTGAGCCATTCTATCAATAACTCCAATTAATTTTTCGCCATCATTAATATCGGTCTTTTGTAATTCAACGTTGCCTTTATGAGCTTCTTTTAATTGTTTTAATGCAGCTTGTCTAGCTTCGGTTGACATTGTAACGTCATTAATTACCGCAACTAAAGACTCGTCACTTGCAATCGTTGCTTCAACACCTTTTAAATTATCTATAAAGGATTTTCTTAATTCTGCTTGAGCCTTTTCTAATTCACTTGTATTTCCAATCAAACCCATTATGTCATCTCCAAATGCTACAATTAAAGAAGATACAACACCCAAAGCAATACCAATACCGGCCGGTCCTGATAAACCTGATACCATTGCTTTCAATGCGCCACCTGCACTTCCTGTTTCTTTGCTTAATCGTTGAAAACTTTCTAATAATGGGTTTAAGTTATTTGCAATACCCATAAATCCATAAGGAGCATCTTGCGCAACCCTTGACAAGTTTGATAATGCGTTTGTAGCATCCGAAGAAGGCTTTTTAACGGAAGCCATTTTGGTATTAAGACCGTCAATTACAGTATTTAAGTTACTAATTTGACTACTTAAATAATTTATTTCTCCAACGTTAGTGGATTTCTTTAATGCTGCTTGAAACTGGCCAAGTAAGTTTTCTGCTTTTTGTAATTGACTAGCAAAATCTTGCGTATTGGCTCCAATATTAATACTTAAATCTAAACTACTATCTGCCATTTTATTCTAATTTATTCCGTACAATTTTAAAGTCCTTGCTAGTTGTTCGTCCGTTAACATAGTTTTTTCGTCTTCCTCTTCAATGTCATCTATTTGCGGAATGTGCCAAAACGCTCTAAGTGATTTAGGGGATTTCTCCGCAGTGTTACTTAGGTATATAATATAGGCGAGGTTTCTAGTCCTCGCCCATTCATTTAACTCTTTCTTTTCTTTCCCCATTACAATAATGGAAAAGTCCTTCCAAGTCATATCCCAAAACTCATTGGGTCTTATATCGCATTCTGCGGCTTTAACTAATATGTCATCCCAGCTTAGTTTTGTTAGGCTTTTTTTTTTCCTCTTTAGTCACTCCTTGAACAGTTGTTACAGTAGTCGATATGATATACTTAACATATTCAATGAATTGACCTTCTACATTAAAAAGTCCGCCTATTTCATCGATCCAATCGCAAACATCGTCCTCAGTATATTCTACTGCTTCCTTGTTGCTTACACAAGCTGATTTATAACCTATATGTATCATTTTTACAACAAGGTCTAAATCAAATTGCGTTTTCCCTAATAATTCAAAGTACTTATCAATCCCTATGTTATTTGCTACGCAAAATTCACGCATTGACCAAGTACCCCACTTTAAGGGGATTGTTTTGTTGTTTAGTTTTAGTTCGAACATAGTGTTTATTGTTTTTTATTAAGCGGTTACTGTTTGAGTTAAAGGTGGAACTGCAACTGTAAAAGTCGCACTAAATTTCACATCTTCTTTATCGGCTGCGGTTACATCAAAAGCAGAAATAAATACTGCGCCTGTGTAAATTACGTTACCTGCAACTGGAGTAGCTTCGCCCATTTTAATATCGAAAACTGTTCCTGCGATAAATGCAGCATACAACTGATTGTAGCTATCTTTTGAAGGTGTGCCGGTTTGGTCGATTGCAAATCCGTCAGCTTTGATTGTTTGGTTGTAAGCGGGTCCAGGTTGGAATTGGTCACCACATTTTGAAGTTGCGTCAATTACATTCAATGATGAAGTAATTGCGTTTGAAGTAAGACAAGCAACGGGCTTAAATGTTGCGTCGTCGTCAATGTCTGCGAATAATAGGTAGTCTCTACCTGATACTTTAGTTTCTGCCATTTTATTAAATTTGAGTTATTGTTAAATTATATGTTATAAGCGTTCTAAATACATTATCCAAAGGGTTTAAACCGTCTAAATTTGTGATACTATTTACATATAAACTTGACGAAGTCCATCCGCCAGGGAGTGTAATAATAGTATCCGAATTTATGTCAGCCAATACCAAATCGGAAATAGTTTCCGAACGTTTATAGCCAAAGTTAGCATTTTTTGTAACAATGTCCACTATGATAGTATTTGTATTTGTGTAACCTGATTTGCCTTGCTCTTGGCTTGAAGTTCTACCATTTAAAATAATATACTCCGATAAGTTATTTTCGGGAGCAATACCATCGTAAACAGGCAATCCTGTGGCCGTTCCCAAATTGGTAACAAACCATTTCTTTATTTCAATATTAGGGTTTAGCATCTTTTATAATTTTTTCTATTGTAGCCTTTAATTTAATTTTTTCTAGTTCAAATGCCGGTATTAAAAACGGTTGAGGTCTTAATCCTTTTCTTAATATACTTACGGCAATCATATAGGCAACTGATTTACTTTCCTTACCACTAGCAATTCCTTTCTTTTGCACCCATTCAGTTAAAGCTAATAACATTTCTTTAAACCTGCCTTTTGATTTAACTTTAAATTGCGCTGCATAACTTTCAAATCCTTTAGGAATTGAGACTTTGCCACCTGTTCCAAATTCTATATAAGGAGCATAACTAGCTGAACTTCCTATTTTAAATGTATATTGAGCATCGTTTTTTACCTCACTTTCTAGATATATTGATTGCCTCAAAGTACCTAAATTTACCGGAGCGTTTCTTTTAGCGTCGGATTGTATTTTTAATGCCGATGCAGCAACCTCGTCTTTAATACCTTGTTGAGTTTGCTTATTAAATTTATGAAGGGTGTCCATAACTTTATTTATCCCAACAATATCAAATGTTATAGCGTCCATTATGAATACATTTCAATTTCCCAAAATCTATGCGCATTGTCCACGTCCTTAATTGAGTGGATTGTGAATGTTTGTCCCTCTACAACTAATTGATAAGTATCGCCTATTGTTAGGTCATATCTAACAAACAGCTTCGCATATCTAGTAAAAGATAGCTGCATCTCTAATAACGCTCTATTTTGCGGCTGAGGCCTATAATCACCCCATACAGTCGCTTGAAGCGTAAAAGTTGTAGTAAAGCCACCCTCGCCATCGCTTGTCCTTGTTGGAGCGTAAACGCCCACTAAACGAGTCATCGAATTAGCGTCAACGTAATTGTCTTTATGTAGTCCTATTCTCATATTATAATATTGGGCTTGTTCTTGTCCATCTTTGACACACTCGCCAAGTTTTCTCACAAATACCCATATCGTCAACGTCCATTCCTCTATTCTCGTAACCATAGTTAATTTGGTCTAATATGGCAATCTTTATCTCTTTGGGAACGGTTGACATTCCAGTTGTATAAATAGCCTTCATATTTGCCCATTGCGGTCTTTGTAGGTTAGGATTTGGTCCACCTACTAAAATATAAACATCGCTTGAAACTGCGTTACCGTTAGCGTCCGTTAAGCTCGTAAACGAAGTTACTGGACCATAAGGAAGTTGAAAATCACCGGCTGAATTAGTAAACCATAAAGTCACCGTTTTAGCGGTGATACTTATGTTAGCGGCTTTCTCTACTGCTAGTCTTGATTGGGTAATTAATTCATTAAACAAAGCATCTTCAACGTTGTTGTCAACTCTGCAATATGCCTTTGCTTCTGCAAGTGTTACTGGCTCCGTGATGGTACCTAAGTCAACTTGCGTGTAATCTATAATGAAATTGTACATATCTCTTTTTTACAAATTTACAATAATATAAATAAAAAACCCCCACCAATTAAGGTGAGGGCAATTTTATAAGTAAAACTTAATTAAACGTTACCTAAGTCAGCAAAAATAGCTGAAGTTGGTTGCATTAAGTTAATGTCCTCATAACACTCAATACGAGCAGTAACCATATTTTGTTGGAAGTTACTTGCATTCTCATAAGAGAACTCAATAGCTAAACCTTCAACTTCAACACGCTCACAGAAATTGTTATCTAAGATTAACACTTTGTCATCAGCTACCCAAGAAGCAGAGATAACAGGTGTTCCCCAAATAGTGATACCACCGTTAGGGTTAACAATAACTGATCCACTACCTGCGTAGTAACCTAAAGTGATTGTCTCTTTTAATAAACGTCCCATTTGAGTTGGAGAAACTAATGCAACCGAAGCTACAAAGTTTGCACTCTTTTGGTTACCGATATAGTCAACTAATTGCTTTAAATCAACAGTTTCCGCAGTTGTTGTAGAACCTGTTGCAGCACCGCTTACAGTTGTATAGAAAGCACTGTTCTCAGCTTTGTAGAAATCTCTTGTCAACATTCTTGGTAAAGTTGTACTCAAGAAAGGAAGAGAACGAGCCATTTGCTTAGAGAAAGTTGAGAAACCTGCGATATAGTCGTTAACTACTTTTACTTCGCTTAATGCGTAGCTGTTCTCGCCTTTGTTTGAACCTTCAGTTTGTGCAGCTATGTTGTTAGTTGTTGCAGTTTCTTTGTAGAATACATAAAGACCGCTTTCGCTACGAACTGTTGGAACTAAGTCACGGAAATTTACCGCTTGACCTGGTAAAACTGAAGCGTTCGGAGCATAAGATGCTTGAGCGTCTCCTGTTAAAGAAGCTGATAAAGTCATAGACTTTACATCGCTTAAATCTAAACGGAATTTACCGCTAGACTTCATTGTCTTTTCCATTTCGTCCATACGACCTTCTAACTTCTCAATGATAGCCTCGTCCATAAACTTAACTTGCTTAGAAGCAGCTTTCTTTTGAGCTACATTTTGTGCGTCGATTTGCTTTTGTGTTTCGTCCGCTAACACTTTGATTGAAGCTTTCACTTCCTCGATTTGAGCAGTAACGTCGGATTTAATTCCTTTTACGTTTTCTGCCATTTCGTTAATTACGTTTTCCATTTTTACTTTTTAAATAGATTGTTAAATTGTTTAATTGCCTTTAGGATTTGCTCGTCATCTTCTTTCTTTTCGTCTTGCACCGGCTCAACTGATTGCTCGGGTTGAGTGATTTCTTTGATTACTTCGATTTCTAATATCTCGCTTTGTATCCTTTTTATTTCAATCTCTATTAAGCTAAACGTTTCATCGGTGAACTTGCCACCTTTGAATGCTTTAATTAGCCTTTCGAGCCTGTTATTTAATTCTTGTTTTTTATCTTTAATCATTTCACTTTTAAATCCTAGTGTTGGAGTTTCCGGATTTGCTGCCCAAAGAACGGCTGAACCTTCATAAAGTTTCAACTCCGTGATTGTTCTTACTCCCTCTTTGTCAACGTTAGATTGCATTGTGCTAAATCCTATTGAGTGTTGGTTAATAAGACCAGCTTCATACAACTTGATAATATCTTCGCCTTTCTCGGTTTCTATAATTGGAGTAATTGCAATTAGCATATCATTCTCAATATATATTTGTTCAGGCTTTCCAATTACATAGTCCATTTCGGCGCAATGGTCAACTAAACTCCAAATAAGATTTTTACCGCTTGGTCCACGTTCTGCTAATGTTTTAGTAAACGCTTCAGGAACGATAATATCGTTATCTAAATCTATGTTACCGCATCTTGCCCATACGGCTTTAACTCGGCGTTGCTCGGTGTCAACGTCCATAATGTTATAACCGTAATCGTCTTTTTGAACAAGTGTATTTTTTAATTGCATTGTACTCATTTCTACAAAGTTATTATTTTTTTAATTATGTTAATGCGTC